CTTTTGAAGAAGATAAAGATGTCGAAACTCTAAACGAATCTGAAGAAGTTGAAGTTAAAGATAATTTCAAATTCACCCTAACTGAAGAACTACTCGAGGAACGATAATAAACTGAGAAAAAAAGTTTATTAAGTAATATAAATAATTATATCATTTAAGGAGATATTAAAATGGAAAGATTTGATCGTAAAGCTGCTTATGAAAAGTGGATGAACATGAAGTGTAAGCTTTCAGTTCGTGATATCCGTGACAGTGCTGTTCGTGAAACTATGTCAACCCTTCTAGAGAACCAAGAACGCCTTGATTCCCGTATGCTTAATGAAGGTTCACAAACTACTCTCGACATTGGCTCTGCCGCTGGTGATGGAGCTAAGTTCTCACCAATCGCTCTTGCTCTTGTTCGTCGTGTATTCCCAGACATCTTTGCTCACAAGGTTATCGGTGTTCAAGCTCTAAACGGCCCTGTTGGTCTTGCTTATGCTCTACGTTATGCTTATGATGTACCAGGCGTCCCACCCGGATCAACTTTCAACGGAGGCAGCGACAACTACGAAGCTGGTTTCCGTAAGGTTTCTGAATATTCAGGTTATACTGGTTCAACTCCAGGTTCCGCTCTATCAACTGCTCTATCTGCTATCTATGATTCTTCAACCTCCGCTACCTTCGGTCAATTTGGTACTGGTGCTACTACTTCCGCTGCTGAGCTTTGGAAGGTTGGTACTACTATGCCAAACATGAAGCTCTTCCTAGATAAGGTTGCTATTGAAGCCAAGTCCCGTAAGCTCGGCGCTGCTTTCTCACTCGAATCTGCTCAAGATCTAAAGTCCATGCAAGGTATCGAAATTGAGCGCGAAATGCTTAACATCCTAAATTACGAAGTAGGCGCTGAACTTGACCGCGAAATTCTTGGTCGTATGATGCAAGCATCTATTAACGTATCACTTGGTGGTGAAGCTCCGACCGTATTCACAGTCTCGGCAAGTGATGGCCGTTGGTCACAAGAAAAGTTCAGTAACCTTGTTAACGTAATTGTTAAGAAGGCTAATGATATCGCAACTTCAACCTTTAGATCACAAGCGAATTTTGTTATCGTGTCTCCACGTGTAGCTACAGCTCTCCAAGCTGCTGGTCCACAATTCACCACTAATAGTTCTGAAGTAAATGCTTCAACTACTCTTGCTGAAGTTGGTAAGATTAATGGTACTATTACTGTTTATCGTGACGCTTTTGCTCCTGTAGACTACGCTCTTCTTGGTTACAAAGGTCCCGGGACTTCTGACTGTGGTTTAATTTATTCGCCATACGTCAGTTCGCTCTTTAATCGTGCTGTTCGTCCAGATGATTTCGGTGTAAACGTAGGTGTTATGAGCCGTTACGCTATCACTGATTCTCTTCTTGGTTCAGGTCGTTACTACCGCACAATTGTAGTCAACGGTCTTGCTCAAGCTCTTGGTGCATAATAGTTAGATAAAATATTGTTCAAATTAGACCTTCTCTTCGGAGAGGGTCTTTTTATTTCCAGAAAACTATACAAATTAAAAATGCGAACCTTAAATGTAAAACGTGTTATTGTGAAAGTAAAATGGTATAATATCCTTAGTGCGGAAAAGGCACTATAACAAAAGGAAAAATGTGTCTGAAGAAATGCGTAAATGCTCTAAGTGTGGTATTGGGAAGAATCTCGAAGAATTTAATAAAGATAATAGGAAGCCAAGTGGTAGAACTTCTTCATGTAAACAATGCGATCTTGACGATAGAAAGAAAAGATTGAAATATAAAATTGTTAGGGCAGAAAAATATTGTCCTAAATGTAAACAAGTATTAACAATTGAATCGTTTGGTAATTCTTCAAATAGGAAAGATGGACATGATGATTATTGTAAGCCATGTAGAAATAAAGTTATAAAGGAAAGTAAGGAGCGTAAGAAGAATGGGTAAGATATGTTCTAAGTGTGGGCAAGAAAAAGATATTTCTATATTTGTAAAGAATCCAACGTGTAAAGATGGTATTAGTAATATTTGTCGTCCATGTTATGCTCTTAAAAAGAAAAAGGAGAAACAAGATAGGGCTAAACGTAAAAAACCAATTGTAGATTCTATATCTTTGGAATTTTTAGAAAATAATACTAGAGTTTGTAATGAATGTGGAGAAATTAAACCATTAACAAAATTTATAAAAAGGATTGATAGTTTATATGGTCGTGGGTATAAATGTTCTACTTGTCATAATAAACATCATAGACAAATAAAAGGTGTATATATTATACCAAATGAAAAAGAATGTAGAACTTGTAAGACAATTAAGCCTATAGACGAATTTACAAAAGATAGAAAAAAGAGTGATTGTCATTCTCATTTTTGTAAAATATGTGAACGAAAATATAATAGAGAAAAAGGAGCATTGAAAAGAAAAGAAACCAAACCAATTTTATCAGAAAAGCATTGTAAAAAATGTAATACTACTAAGGATATTTCTGAATTCGCTACTAACAAGAATCAAAAAGATGGTTATATGAGATATTGTAAATGTTGTAGTAAGGTTATAAGAAGAAAACATTCTAAAGCGGCTGAAGCTCGACATACACCAATACAAAAATTAAAGCAAAGAGTAAAGAAAAGTATTAGAAATGCTTTTAATATATTAGAAGTTAGGAAGACTAAAACCAGAGCACAATTAGGAATAGGTATGGAATTTATTTTTGAAGGGGTCGGTCCTCAGACTAATGAAGATTGTGAATTAGATCATATCATTCCTATTGCTTTATTTGATTATAATATTGATTCTCATGTAGCTTTGTCATTTCATCCTAACAATTTGAGATGGATACCTTGGAAAGAGAATTTAGAAAAATCAGATACTATAATTTGGTCTTTAATAGAGGGTGATAGTGTATTAGAAGATATAGCAAAAGAATTAGGTATTTCAAAAGAAGATAATGGTAAGAGAGCAAGAGATATCAAAAGGGATCGTGGACAAAATGTTAATATGGAGGTGTTTGAAGATGATTTATCCGATTTTGATGAGGAGGATGAAGAATAGATAAAATAAATAATACTTAGAAGACTTACTAATGCGTTTGGTAAGTCTTTTTTATTATCTAAATACAAATATGGACTCTTACAGTAATTTTCCACAACTTCCATCTACACAGTTTTTTAACCATTTGAATCCTAACTATAACAATGAATCTATGTTATATGAGTTTTTGAACATGGAGCAGAAGAACTTGCATGGATCTTGTTTAGAGTATTACATTATATCTTATGACACTAATTATGACAAATTATTTGGAGAGGATAATAATAGGAGATTTGTAAGACATTTTCCTTTTATGGGAGAGTTAGTATTACCGAAAGAGACTAAGCAATTTACAACTATGGGTATTGGTTGGACTGATATTTTCCATATTTACGTTTCAAAGTTACATTATAGTTACGCATCTACCTTGAATGAGAATAAGGTATCAGCATATAGTGAATATATTCCAAGAGAGGGAGATATATTAAACACTAAGTATAACAATGTGTATTATGAGATTATAAGTGTAAAGAGTGAGGAGCAACAATTTTTACAGAGGAAGCATAGTTGGGATATTATAGTTAGAGTAATAAGAGATAAGAGTTTTAGTTATAGTCCTGATACAAGTGCTACTATGGTAGATATTAGTAAGTATAATGATAAGAGTGATCTATTCAATATTGGTAAGTTTATAAAAGAGACTGATGAAGATGTTTCAAACGCTACTAAGATTGAATACGAACCTAAGACTAAAGAATGTGATGTAAACGATCCTTTCAATGATTGGACAAGATAAATATTGTAAAAGAGATAAATATTGTAAAAGAGGTAAATATGGATGTAGATAATTTTCTAAACGAGATGGTTGAAGACTTGACAAAAGATAAAGTTTCGACCCCCCCCCCGAGTAAAAAGAATAAAGTTGTAGAAGAATTACTCGAGACTGAAGAGAGAATTGTAGATAGCAAGAGTACTCTAAACTTCATAGGTTCTTTTAATTATGTACCTGATAGTCGTGAATATGAAGAAGGAACACAATACCGTAACGTAAATGAAGGCGTAGTATACATTAATAAAAATAATTTATGGGAAGAATATGTTCGTGATGGTAAAAAAGGTGACACTCCTCGTTGGTCTCCTTCTGGTGGTGGATTAGGTGAAAGAGATGTTAAAAAAGTTACAGGTCAATTAGGTATTTTTAATAATATTGAAGAAGCAAACTCTTTCGTAGCTAACAATCCAAATATTGTTAAAGATGGTTCTCAAGCAACTATTAATGGGGTTATTAACATTTATAAAGAAGGGAAGTGGGTCGATTCTACAATCAGGCGGTATGATGTGCCTAAAACGCCTATTTTATTTGAAAATATTATAGGGATTGGTGGTTGGGGAGTTTCAACAGGTGGAAAGGCTAACGTAACCATTGTAAATGACGCTCCAATGCGTGAAGGTATTCCGACAATAAAAGTGGATGCTTCTGGAAGTGTTGGTGATGCTTATATAACTTTAAGGTGTAAAACCAATACTTTAACATTTGGTTGGCCGTTTGATATTTCTTATTGGATACAATGCCCTATTGCTAAATTTGATCTTGCTGCTGGGTATAGTAGTGATACACCATCAACAGATCCACCTACAACAGAACCAACAAATCGAGTTGGTATGGCTGGTCTTAATGCTATAGTGGAGCCAGGTTCTTGGACACGAATTAGATTTCCTGTTAATTCTGCTACATCCTTTAATGGTTCAACTGTAGTTGTTACAGGAACTCCTGATTCAAATGTTGTTAAACAAGTTAAATTGTATGTATTTTTCTCTTCTACTACTTCAAGTCAAGAACGTATAGCATATTTCGACCTCCCATCATTAGGCCAAAGAGAAAAATCTTCAATAATTTTTACATATGATGGTGACCCAGCCAAAGCAATAAAAACAGTTTTGCCAAAATTTCAAACTTATGGAATAGCAGGTGCAGCAATATTTAATGACCGTAATAATTCTATAAATACAGATCTCGCACAACAATACCGCTTTTTAATAGATAATGGGTGGGATCTTGGTTGTAATGGCCAAAATCACACAAACTATCAATTAAATCCGTCTATTTTAGAATCAGAATGCCTTGCTGCTGAACAATTTTATATAGAAGCTGGATTTGATAAGCCTGTCGTTTTTGGTTGTCCTGTTGGCGCTAATAGTGGTGAAGTCGATTCAATTTTATCGTCTCTTGGTTATGTTGGGGTACGAGGAACTGGTGGTCAAAATAATATATATGATGTTTCAAAAAATATACAAAATCTTGCAGGTGTTTCCATTGAAGCTGGTGTCACTGCTGCTACAACTCTTCAAAGAATTGATTCAGCTATCGCGACAGGTTCATCTATAACTCTCCTATTTCATGAAGTGGTAGATACTGTGACAAACGCATCTATTCAAATTTCAACTTCAATATTTGACAATATCCTTGCTGGAATTGCTACAAGAATTGCAAATAATTCATTAGTATCAAAAACAATGAGTGATTATTGTAAAGGGTTTTAATAATATCTAATTTAAAAATAAACACCTCTTCTAAATATTAGTAAGAGGTGTTTTTATATGCGTTTTTCAGACTACACACAATTGCTTTTAGAGGCAGAGGGAAAGGACTTTAAGTTTGGATTAGTCTCCTTATTCAAAAAGTCTAAGATGCCCACTATAGAGGACTTAGAAGCCTTTGCTGAGGAAAATGGAACTAATCTTAAAGAAGTAGAATATACAATTTTTGAATTTCTCCACAACTTGCTTTATAAGAAATACAAGCCATTTAAGTATGACCATGAAGAATATAAAATGGGTGTAGAGGATGAGAAGGAACATACTAAAGATGAAGAGATTGCTAAGAGTATTGCTTTAGATCATCTCAGACTTGATCCTAATTATTATACCAAGATTAAGAAGGCTGGATTATAATGTTTAGTGAATTAATTATAAAGGATTTAAGTTTAGAAAGGAAGAAGTTTGCTGTTCAATTGATGAAAGATTTTGTATATGAGAGTAAAGAGTATAAGATTACAATACATGCTGGATTTATATACGACATGGCAAGTATTCCTCTAATCTTTCAAAATATCATATCTAAAGTTGGTCCTTATGATTTCTCAGCAACAGTTCACGATTGGTTATATTCTTCACAAGCTTTAGAGAAGGGAGAATGTGATAGAATATTTAGAGAAGCCATGAAAGAAAGTGGTGTGTGGTTTTTACAAAGATGGACAATGTGGGCTGCTGTTAGAGTATTTTCATTCTTTATATATCGTGCTTGTAGAGAAGATGTTGATATGTATAAAAGAATTGGAATGGTGGAGAAGAAATAATGGTTTTTAAAGTTTGTTATACTTGTAAAAAGAGTAAGGGGATAACTAATTTTAATTTTAGAAATAAGAATAAAGGAATTCGTCGGGGTATTTGTAAATCTTGTGAGAATATTAAACACAAAGAATATAGAAAAGAAATAAGTGATGTAAAAAAAGAAAATAAGAAGAAAAAACTTGAAGAATATTTATCTAACCTAACAGAAAAAAAATGTAAGGTGTGTGGAGAGGTAAAAGAATTAAAATTGTTTCGAAAATGTAAGGCGCTTTTAGATGGACATGATAATATTTGTAAGTGTTGTTTGAATAAAAGAATAAATGAAAAAAATTCTATTAAAATAGTAGTTAGTGAGAAACGTTGTTCTAAGTGTAAAAAAATATTATCTATAGAGCATTACGATAAAAATGCTAATAAAAAAGATGGATTAAGTTGTTATTGTAAAAAATGCAAAAGAAAAACCCAATCAGAATATAGAAAACGTAAAAGGGAAAAGTCGCCAAAACAAAAAAGAAAAATTACTAAAAGGAAACCAAAATATAAAATAGACGAAACTACTACATTTGCTTTATGTCCAGCTTGTTTAGAAATGCAACCAAATTTCCTTTTTACAAATAGAGAGAAACGATGTAAAGAATGTACTAAAAATAGAATAAAGGTTCCTAAAATTAAATGTAAAGATGGTTATAAAATGTGTATTTATTGTAATATTGAAAAAAAAGAAGATGAATTTAAGAAAGGAGGAAATGCTTGTAAATCTTGTGTTAGAATTAGAGATAAGGAATATAGAGAAAATAATAAAGAACAAATAAAGAAACAAAGAAAAGAAAATCCACACAAATATCCAACAAATAAGAAAAAGGCAAAGGAGAGATATGAAAGGAAAAAAAATAATCCGGAAGTAAAAATAGCGGCAAGAATTAGATCAGCTATACATAATAGATTTAATAAAGAAGAATTTAAGAAAGACAAAAAGCTTATAGAATATGGTATTGAGATTGATAAAATTATAGAAAAACTTAAATATAAAAAGAATAAAGATGACCAAATAGATCATATAATACCATTAATATTATTTGACTATACTAATCATGAGCACATAAGATTATCACAACATCCAAATAATTTGCGTTGGATATCAAGAAAAGAAAATATAGAAAAATCGGATTGTATTTGTTGGTCTTTAATAGAATCTGATGAAGTTTTATTAGATATCGCAAAAATGCTAAATATTACAAAAGACGATGATATGAAAAAGGGTCGTGATATTGCCGCGAGGAGAAAGGATAATGCAATGGTATGAATGGGATAAGTTTAAGATTGATTATTTTACAAAATGTTCAGAAAATTATTCGGGTGAGAGGACTTTATTTCAAGTAGTCACGGAAGAAGAACATAACAAGTTTGCAATTCCCTCTACTTATTATCCTATTTCTATTAACAAGGATATGGTATTTGGAGAAGGGAATAATAAAGTAGTTACAAGAAAATTTGATTTTATGTTAAAGACTGAAAACGGTGAACTACCATATGAAGGGAGACAAGCATCTACAATGGGTGTTCTTTCTCCGGATCTTTTTCATGGACACATATCTATAAGAAACTTTGACTTCGTTTCTACATTTGATAGTTTTGGTACTAGTGCTGTATATCCCTCTTATGTTCCTCTTATTGGAGATTTAATCTATTTGAAATATAATGGAAAGTTTTATAGGGTATTGATGGTTAAGCTTGAGACTGAAATGTTCTTATCTTCAAAACATACTTATACATTAGTTTTAGAAATGGCAAAGGATTTAAATTATACTATGAGCAACGAAATAATAGCTTCTGGAGATGTTATAAATTCTATGAGTTCCGGAACTACTTCTAAAGATATGTTTGCTGTTAATGAATATGTAGAAGGTGTTAAGAAAGATATTGTATATGAACCTAAACCAGATGAATGTGATGTGAATGATCCTTTCAACGATTGGACAAGATAAAAAAAGACCTAGAATTAACTAGGTCTTTTTTGTTACATACTATACAATCTACACCACTTTTCAAATCTTTCTTTATTAATATCTATTGAGTATTCTACATCTATACTAACATTTTTTCTATCATTAGAGCCATGTGTTAGGTGGCTATTATCTTTTAATTCTATAGTTAGTTGATTTTTAGAAAGTAGGAAGGTGTGTAACTTATAACTATCTTCAAAATAGATATCAAAAATATAGAAGTCTACGTTATGATTAGGTCTAAGTTGTAGGAATCTTCCATGTTTATTTTCTTTAACTTCTCTTACAATTGTATATTTATATTCTACATTACCATATTTCTCACAATTGAAGTCGCCTATTCTAGATCTCTTTCTATTTTTAGTTCCATCAAGTTGTTTACAAATAAGGTCTTCCGGATATTTAGAGAACATTTGTTGAGAATATAGATTAGATACTTTGAACAATTCTAATCTATCATCAAAGAGATTTAGATATTGTTTTAGATTTAATACTTCTTCATTTTCAATTTTTCTCTTTAATGATAGTTCTAATAGTTTTTCTTTCATATTACCTTTCAAATTCAATTTTAGACACTTTAGTTTTCTCAATTCTTTCTTTAGCCATATTGAAATAGTTTGGATCTAATTCAATACCTATAAAGTTTCTTTTTAATAGTTTAGAGCTTACGCCAGTAGTTCCAGATCCCATACAACAATCTAGCACTGTATCATTTTCGTTAGAGTATGTTTTGATTATTAGTTCTGTCAATCTTTCTGGTTTTTGTGTTGGATGTCCTCCTTCAATTCTATTATTTTGAATTTTTAGAACAGATCTTTGTCTTCTTGTTCCTTCATTAAATAGTTCGGATTCTTTTTGAGTTCCGTAGTTTGTAGAGGTTCCTGGTTTCCTTTTAATATGGTATGGATCTCCTATAGATAGTTGTTCATTATATGTATTAAACTTTTTATAAAAAATTAGAATATGTTCATGAGCACGTAATGGTTGCTTATTTACATTCAATTGTCCTGAAGCAAGTGGTTTCTCCCAAATTAAATCATATTTGTAGTCTTTAAGATTTGAGACTACTAATTGTGAAGTGAATGGTTGGGCAGCAGTTAGGACGATTATTCCAGTTTCTTTTAATACGTGATAGAAGCTTTTCCACATATCATCAAGAGGAATAATAACATCCCATTTGTTTTGAGTAGTTCCGTAAGGCAAATCTACAAAAATTAAGTCTACAAT